AGCTGCACCTAAGAAGGCGGAAGCTGCACCTAAGAAGGCGGAAGCTGCACCTAAGAAGGCGGAAGCTGCTCCGACTGAAGAACCTAAAGAGGTTCAGGAAGCCGGTCTGATGGAACGTGCTATTGAGCTGGCTTCCAAACTTATGAGTGAGGGTAATGTTCGAGAGCTTCGTAACCAGCTCTCCCAGGTCGGTGCTTCCCGCGTGAAGAGCATGGATAATGAGCAGCTACGCTTATTCATTGCTGCTGTGGAGAATCTGGATGCCTAGCCGTCACGCAACACTAGGTCCCTCAGCTTCGGCACGATGGCTCACCTGCACCGCCTCTGTTGCGATGGAGGAGCTTGCGCCGCCCCGACCGGAAGCGAACTTCGCACAGGAGGGTACTCTTGCTCACGAGTTGGCTGAATTGACCGCATCTCGTGAGCTAGGGTTGGTACCGGCGCGTGATCTGGAGCCTCGCTTCGTAGCGTGGGAGAAGGAAGCCCGTGAGTTCTTCGGTGACTCCGCAGACCAGGAACTAGACGCCATGCACGACTTTGTTGGGTGGTATGTTGACTTCCTGGAGGAAGCTCGCGGCGATGATGGTATTGTGTTCCTTGAGCAGCGGCTCCCCGCCGGGGTCGAGGGTTGCTGGGGAACCAGCGATGCGGTCGTTGTCACACCGGACACCGTCCATATTGTGGATTTCAAGTATGGTAAGGGTGTGGAGGTCTCGCCGGTAGAGAACCCACAGCTCATGCTCTACGCCCTCGGTGCTCTGGATAAGTACCGTGACCTGCTTGATTTTACCACGAAGGTGAAGATGTCCATCCACCAACCCCGCATCAACAATGTGGGGTCGTGGGAGGTGACACCAGATTATCTCACTACCTGGCGAGAGGAAGTAGTCCGACCGGCGGCGGCGCGGGCGTTGTCGAAGGATGAGGGTGAGTTCCACCCGAGCGAGAAGGCGTGTCGGTTCTGCCCGGCGGCTGGGATTTGTAAGGCGCGAGCCGAATCCATCATTCAGGACGCCTTCAGCGAGGAGGATCCCCGTGTTATCTCACTGGGGGACCGCGCAAAGTACCTAAAGCGTGTCGGTGAGTTCAAGTCATGGCTGAAGGCGCTGGAAGAGTCCTCCCTGGATCTGGCGTATTCCCAGGGTGTGAAGATCCCCGACTGGAAAGTGGTACGCTCCGGATCCCGGCGGGTAATCCAGGATGAGTCAGGTGCCTTCAAGCGGCTGGAGGAGGCAGGGTACGAGCCAGACCAGTTCTCCAAGCGGAAAATCCTTGGCGTCACGGACCTAGATAAGCTCGTCGGTAAGGCAAACTTCTGGGATGTTCTAGGAGATACCGCCGTCACCCGACCGGGTCGCCCGTCTCTCGTTCCAGAGTCCGACAGGAGGAAAGCGATCACAAAGAAATCTGATAGCAAGGACCTGTTCGATGACTAGCATAGTTATAATTGATTTTGATCGGTTCGACCGCTGGAAGAAAGATTCAGGGATCGAGACTGATGCGGAGATCTGTCGCAAGGCAGGACTCCATGGAGCGGCAATCAAGCAGCTCCGCACCGGGTACCGCCGGTTGTCCATCAAGGTGGTCACCGGGTTGTACGAGGGGTACGGAATTCCCTTCGACCCTAAGGACCCGAATTCATTCTATCGATACGACGATAAACAGTAAGGAAGTTAACCAGCATGGCACAAGCATCAACTCAGCTCACTACCGGTGAGGTACGTCTCTCATTCGTTCACGTTTTTGAGCCATACGCCCGTCAGGATTCTACCGATACCCCGGCGTACTCGACGGTCATTATGGTCCCTAAGGATGATGAAAAGACTATCGGTAAAATCCGTGCTGCCCAGAAGGCTGCATTGGAGAAGGGTAAGGATTCCAAGTTCAACGGTCGAATCCCTAAGTCCTGGACTGATACCTTCCGTGATGGTGATGATAGTGACCGCCCTGAGTACGAGGGGCATTGGTACATGACTGTGAAGTCTCAGCAGAGCCGCCCGCCGCTCGTGGTTGACCGCAACAAGGAGGAAATCCTTGACCAGCGAGAGCTTTACTCTGGTGTGTACGCTCAGGTAGCTATCGACGCCTTCCCCTTCAACAGTAACGGCAACAAGGGTGTATCCTTCCAGCTGCTTGCTGTCCGTAAGCTACGTGATGGGGAGCCGCTCGGTGGTGGCGCACCTGTCAAGGTTGACGATGTGTTCGATGACCTTGACGAGGATGAAGCACTAATCTAGCCACGGTGTAGTTCAACCCCGGCGGGAAACCGTCGGGGTTGTTCTTTAGGAGTAGACATTGGATACGTTATATATCGATATTGAGACTTACGCGACTGTCGACCTGCCTACTGTTGGTGAGTACCGTTACGTGGAGGACAACGAGTTTGAGATCCTTATGGCTGGATGGGCGTTGAATGATGACCCGGTACAGGTTGCTATTGGTGAGGATGATATACGTGCGATCCCTGGACTGGATGACCCGTCTGTACTGAAGGTCGCACATAATGCGAACTTCGAGCGTGCATGCTTCTCTCATTTCTTCGGGTGCGACCTCCCGTACGAGTACCTCCCCGCCGGGGGGTGGGAAGACACGATGGCGCTCGGTGCGAGCTGGGGATATCCTCAGGCTCTGGAGGCGATGGGTAAGGCGCTGGAGGTCTCGGATAAAGACCCGGTAGGTACCCGGCTTATACGTTTGTTCTCTAAACCACAGCCTCGTACGGGTCGCCGAGTACGACCGGAGGATGCGCCTAAGGATTGGGAGTTGTTCATTGAGTACTGCCGACAGGATGTTGTGGTGCTGCGAGACATTCATAAGGAGCTGTACGCGCGGCATGGTGGATGGCACCCCGGCGAGCGTGAGGTCTGGTTGGCTGACCGTGTGGTGAATGACGCTGGTATTCGTATCGATACCGCTCTCGCTGAGGCGGCTGTGGAGGCGGATGCAGAGATGAAGGAGAACGCCCGGCGGGAAGCACGCGAGCTCACCGGTGTCGATAACCCGGGTAGCCGTAACCAGTTGCTGGAATACTTCCACGAGAATGGTACTGGCTCCAGCCGTGACCTGGTTGACCTCAAGGCAGAATCTGTATCGGAAGCGCTGGATGACCCCGCCGTGACCGGCGACACCCGCCGGGTGCTGGAGATCCGGCAGGAGTTGTCCCTAACGACGGCGTCAAAGTACAACGCGGCGCTGATCCGAGTGAATTCTGATGGTCGTCTTCGTGGTAGCTTCCGGTATTTCGGTGCGCATACAGGTCGCTGGTCGGGTAAGGGTGTTCAGCTGCAAAACCTTGCGTCTGATTCCCCGGAGAATGATGAGGTGTCAGAGCAGCTCGCCCTGGAGACTGTTCTAGGGGAACCACGGACGGCTCGACAGCTCAAGCAGATGGTACGCACCATGTTCCTTGGACCTTTTACCGTGTGTGACTACTCAGCGATCGAGGCTCGCGTTCTCGCATGGCTGGCAGGGGAGCAGTGGGTGCTGGATGCATTCGCTTCCGGTCGGGATATTTATATTGAGACCGCCTCTCGTATGTTCCATGTGCCATATGAGGAGGCGCGGGCGCTCCGCAAGAAAGGCAAGGTCGCTGTGCTGGCATTGGGCTACGCCGGTGGGGTTGCCTCGATGCGAAACATGGGTGGTGAGGGCACCGACGCTGAGCTGAAGGAAATCGTGCAGCAGTGGAGGGCGGCTAACCCACGTATCGTTCGGTTCTGGAAACAGATGGATGTTGCCTTCCGGCGGGGTACCGGTCGGGTTGGAGAGTACATCCAGGTACGGCGTACACCCTACGGTACACACCAGCTCTTGCTCCCCAGCGGTCGTAGCATCAATTACCATAACGTCCGCATCCAGGAGGCGGAGAAGTTCGGCAAGATGCAGAAGGTCATTACCTTCTCTGAGCCGAAGCCGCCGTACGGCAGGGTACAGACGTATGGTGGTCGGTTGACAGAGAACGTGACGCAAGCGGTAGCGAGGGATCTGTTGGCGCAAAGCCTTGTCTCATTGATAAAACTGGGAATGAATCCGGTGGCGCACGTCCACGATGAGATACTTGTTGAAGGGAGTGATGTTCACTCTGTTGCAGCAGCGATGGGTGAGGATATTGCTTTCGCACCAGAATGGTCGGTAGGTTTGCCCCTCAAAGCTGAGGGGTACAATTGTAAGCGCTATAGGAAGGAATAGAAATGAGCGCGATATTTCGTAACGCAAGTGATGCTCTGATTCACCTGTCAAAGTCCCTACTGGAGAATGCCCGCCGGGTGCCAGGACGCACTGGTGAGGTGAGCGAGATCAAGGGTGTGAACTTCACCCTGGAGAAGCCCCTTGAGCGGGAGGTGGGTGTTCCACCCCGGCGGGCTTCACTCGCTGCACAGATCGCGGAGACGTTGTGGGTACTGAGCGGTCGCAACGATGTGGAGTTCATCTCCCACTACCTCCCCCGTGCCAAGGATTTCTCCGATGATGGCGTTGTATGGCGGGCGGGGTATGGACCTCGCTTGCGTAGCTGGCAGGGTGTCGACCAGGTTGCTGCTGTGTGCCAGCTGCTCACTGCAGACCCGCACTCCCGCCGGGGTGTTATCAGCCTGTTCGACCCGGCTGAGGACTTCATCATTGATACCGTCGATGTACCGTGCAACAACTGGCTCGCGTTCCAGACCACCGCCCGCGATGGCGTCGATGAGCTGGACCTCTTTGTATCAACCCGCTCCAACGATATCATTTGGGGCTGGAGTGGTATCAATCAGTTCGAGTGGTCAGTGCTGCTGGAGATCGTTGCATGGGTGACTGGTATCACACCCGGCAGGATTCACTACAACATCGCGTCCCTGCACTACTACCCCCGTCACCAGAACATGATTGAGGCTATCGCTAAGTACGCTGGTGCCCCGTGGGTTGCGGGGCAACAGCCGCCTGTCAACAAGGAACTCAAGTACATCAGCAGCTCGGAGGATCGCTTCGGTCTGTTTGAGCTGGAGCTGGAGACTCTTGTCTCGTATGTCGAGCGGCTCCACGCTGGTGGCATCAAGAAACCTGATGTGTATGTTATCCCGTTGTTCCAGTACTTCGCCGGAGTGCTGTACGAGCACTGGCTCAAGAAGTCGAAGGTGAAGGAGGCTATCACCTCTGACCGGAGTTTCATCTTGAAGCGCCCGGATGCGCTCCCCGCCGGGGTGCTGAAGGCAATTGAGCTCAAGGAGGAGAAGGGTAAGGTTTACCGTGGGTCGTGGTGTGCTCGTGGTGAGCTGTTCAGCATCCTACCGAACATTGCCCGCAAGGTTGACCGGCTGGGACACCCCGGCGCGGGGGACAGCGAGTGGGACACCCTGGCGGATCTGTTCAATTACTTGGTGCTCTACCGTTGCTGGACGATGGGTGATACGGAGGCAAAGCAGTTCGCCGATCAGGCTGCACGTCTGTTCTGGTACACCTACTCGGACTCCGGTCGTGCACTGTGGGTTGGACAAACCGAGGAGGGGCTGAACGAGGATATTCGTCATTTGTTCGATGGGTTCCTCAAGGGTGCTGAGTCGAAAGGTGGAACCAAGGACCTCCCCCGGCAGGAAGTCATCCGTCAGATCGTGGCACAGATCGCTTGCCGCCGCGCCTTCCAAGAGGTAGGGCAGTAGGAATGATGCGGGTTTATATCTTGACCTACGGTCGGGTCGATCGACAGATAACTCTTGGCGAGATACCTGTGCAAGCCCGTGATAGGGTAACGATAGTCTGCCACGAGTCTGAGCTTGCTGCTCTTCAGGAAACGATAGGCGACAGTGTGTCGTACCTCCCGCACTCTATCGTTGGTAGTAGTGCTACGAGAGAATTCATTTTTGAGCACCACTGGGAGAACGAGGATGACCCTCGATTCCTTATGCTGGATGATGATTTACGCTTTAGTTTCCGTGGACCGGATAAGTTGGTTGCGTTCAATTACTTCGAGGAGGATGAGCGAGCTGAGCTGTTTGAGCGGATGTTCTCTGAGGTGGAGGAGGCGATGGCGCATTACGCGATATCTGGTGTTCTAACCCGTGGTTTTGCTAATCACAGGCAACCTACCCGTTGGTACCTCAACCACCGGGTGAACGCGGTATGGGGTGGTAACGCACGAATCCTTAAGGAGCATGATATCAAGTTCAACCGTGTCACCTACGCGGATGATTACGATATCCTTATGCAGGTGCTGGAGTCTGGGCTGGATTTTGTGTCAATGAATTTCTTTTTGCAGGATGCAGTCCCGCCGGCGATGAAGACAGCACCCGGCGGGGAGTGGTCACTTGATCGTCTTCGTAACGTCGAGCGGAAGATTGAGCAGTATCAAAAGCTCAGTAATCTCCATCCAGGTAAGCTCTCGTTCTGGATTAAAAAGGGAGTCGACCCGGATGAGCTGCAGCCACAGCACGTCAAGCTCCGCATCAATTGGTCTAGGTTTGGGCGTCCAACAGGTCCAATTGAGGATTTAGCACAGCTGCTATAGAATAAAAATCTCGGTAAAGCCCTAAGTGAGAGGGTTTTACCGAGATTTTTGTGCTTTGAATTTGCTTTCGCGCCCCATGTGTGTTACAATTGAAATCGCTTGCGGGACAGCCCTTCAAGCAGGAAGGTAAGTATGTGGAATCCCAGAGACGAATTCAATGCCACCTTGTGTCAGTCCTCCTCCAGCGCTGAAGTACTCAGCATGGCAGGGTTGGCAGGGTGGAACCCCAAACTAACAGTGACCTACGCGGTCGTTGACGGCGGGAACGTTGAGCTCCCATCGACACGAGCGGTTGTTGCCACGACCCCCGCCGGGGTACGAGTGGTCGGTGAGTCAGTATCACCAAAGTACCATCCGACCCCGAATGAGGTGCTGCTCCCGTACATGGATCAGCTGATCGATGAGTTCGGGGTTGACACCTGGACCGCCGGGTCGTACGAGGATGGGTCTGTTGTGTTCGTTCAAGGTTTTCTCCCTTACGCCCACCCGGTCGGGGGTCTTGAGGTCCAGGACACTGTGACGCTAATGACCTCGCACGATGGCTCGCTGCCGACCTCAGTCCTTATTGAGCCCATCTGTGCCAGTAGGGCTATGGTCAATATTGACCTTCCTAAAACACCGCACAGCGCCGCGTTTCGACACACCGGCGGGATGCGCGATAGGATTGATGGGTCACTTGAGCAGTTCCATGAGCACGTGTACTCCTACCTTGACCGCTGGTCAGAGGTGAGCGGGCAACTCGCGGGAGTCACGGTGACAAACCGGGAGCTGGATGACATGCTTACCACGATATACCCTGAACCCCGAGGCGGGGCATCCGCTACGAGGACCCGGTGGGAGGCGAAGCTGGAAATCATAGCCCAGGAGTCCACCCGTGTGGCGAGTAGCCCTAGTGCTATAACACTGTTCGACGCCCTGGTTGGTGGTTCGACTTGGTTTGACAGGTACTACCCGGCGCGGGGCACCCGCCGGGGTTACAACCGGGCAGTCCGCTCGGTCCAAGACGTTCGCGGGAAGTCAGAACTCGCGGTGAAGTTGCTGGAATACGTTCGATAGGAGAAAGAGAAACATGGGCAAGAAGCTAGAGAAGGTAGTGCTGGAGATTCGCCGGCGAGAGACTAACGCATGGAGAATCGACCTGGTCACCCCCGGCGGGCAGATCCCGTGGAGGGCGGAGGACGTGAAGAAACTCGACGGGATGATACTCACCGCTCGAACCTTACGGTACCGAGGTGACCAGATGGCGCGTGATTTCCTCGAGATGTTCGATGGGGAGTTCCGCAAGCTCGGGGAGAAGTACGATGTGCTTCTCCACCGCGTCACTGGAGCGGCAACCTACGTCGTCGTGCTGACCCCTGTGGCAGGTGAGCAGTAATGTGCACGATAGGCTGGCAGGATATCAACGCCGCCTGGATTGAGCAGCTTATCGACATGAAGGCGCTGGAGCCACTCCCCGCCGGGGTGTCACCGTGGCAAGTCACCATCACTGGTGGTTGGGGACCCGGCGTGTATGAGTGGGTGCGACGACACACCCCTGGGGAGATAGCGGATCTGGTGGAGAAGCATCAGATATTCTGAAAATTCTTCCACAGAATTTGCTTTCGCGCCCCATGTGTGTTATAATTGAAGTTGTGAGAGGGGCAGTCCCTCTCGCAGGAAGGTAAGAGAAATGAAGAAGCTCAGTGATTTTAACCTAGTGTTCGGTGTTTATGCCAACGGAGGCGTGGCAAACTACCAAGGTCCCAAGGAAGGGTTTGTACACCAAGGGTATCGTATCGCGGCGTTGTCAGCTGCTCCCACGGTGAATGAGATCCGTCAACGCGTCGAGGTGCTCTTCGCCATCGAGGGGTTCGATATTGACGGGTACTATGTTGATGAGTACGAGCTGACCACGGATAAGTTCGGTGAGCCGATGGTTATCATCGGTCTCAAGCACGACTAGAATTGTACGCTTCCCGCCGGGGTGATTCGTGTGCCACCCCGGCGGGTACCAATGGAGGAAATAATGTTACCAGAAACCATAAAGTTCATGTACGTCCGCATGGCGGCTCCACACCACTACAAACTCCGCATCCCAGCCGGGGTGCCTGAGGAGGGCAAGGAGTGGATTCGTGCGAACGCCCCGAAGGAGGTTATCGCCTTGGGGACCAGCATGTTATCCGTGGAGTTGTCCGTTCGACATGAGATGCTCTCCATACGGCGTGGGGAAGCAGGGGAGTACCTGCTTGAGACAGAGTCCCCCGACGGGTTTGTGCTCGTGTTCCGTGGGGTGTTAGAAAGCCAGGAGATTGCAGCATAATGAAGAAGCTGAACAAGTTTGAGATGTCGTTCATTCGGAAGTTGTCAGAGTACGAATCGTGGGTACACCCGCTGGTCGTTTACCGTGCGGTGTCCGAGGGTAAGACTCGTTCCTCCAGGCTGGAGAACGTGATAGATCAGGCGTTGTCCGAGTCAATAGAACTCGCCAAGCACCTCGACTTCTTGGGTTGGGTGGAGTTGTCTGTTGAGAGTGTTGCAGGAAACTGCCTACATTTGATACGGTTGACTGATGACGCGAAGAAATTTTTGAAAAATTCTGAAAATTCTTCCACAGAATTTGCTTTCGCGCCCCATATGATGTATAATTGAAATTGTTCGAGGGACAGCCCCTCAAACAGGAAGGTAAGAGAAATGAAAACTCAGGAAATCGGTTGGGGATCCTTCTCAGCAGAGCCAGTCGCCGGTGATCAGTCGAAGCTCCTTTGCGAGGGCTACGTCTTCGATGATATGGGTGAAGAGACCATTGAGGTTGACCCCCAGAACCAGCTCGATTCAATCGTCAAGCTCGCATCGAAGCGAGGCGCTCGCATCACTGACATGATCGTTCTGCACAACCAGATCGACGTCGATTGGGAGGCTTGCGATTGCGCCTTCGGTTATCAGGGAATCGGTTGTATGTGCAACGATGGCTGGCAGGGAAGGGTGACCCGCTTTGTTTAGCAGGATCACCCCCCCCCCCGGGGGGGCCCCCCCCGCGCCCGGTGTCTTTCACTCCCGTCCGTCGTTGGTATTCTAACGACCCACGGTTCCGGGAACGGAGCCACGCTAGGGCTACTAGTTTCTGGTGCGTATATCGCCTTCCAGATTTTTACGCGAGGAGATCGCAATGAATGAACCCCTCCCCACGACAGTGGACACGTTTTACCAGAAGTTCATGTGGCGGATGTGCCGCATGACCGAAATTTATCAGCAGTATCGCCGTGGTGCTTAACCCGGCGGGGAAGAAGAAGGAAGAAAATGACCGAGATTATTATTCGTACGAACGTCCTTAAGGGTGAGAACCAGGGTGTGACGTTCATAAACGGCTGTACCTGGAACGACCTACACACAGGCAGCCAAGGCTTCACCATCGCTGGTAAGGACGGCTTCGGTGTGAGCTACCAGGTGGCACCAGGTCAGGACGAGGAGGCGTTCTACCTCGACCATGAGGAACGTACGCTGGCTCTCGCGGCGCTTACTCTTCGCCGGCTGAAGGATATCGAAGGTAACACCGAGGTTAAGCACGTGACCTGGGTCCAGGAGGACGCTGGTCGTTCCCACGAGCTGCTCGAGACCGTCGTTAGGTGGAAAGACTCCAGCTGGAGTGGTGGTAGCATCCCCTCCGGCAGGTTACGTCTCGTCCTACAGGAATTCCTGGCGAAGTACACGGTACGTACCGTGAAGGAGATGGAGGATGAATCCGGCAAGGTGGGCTTGGTCCTCTCGTCGGAGGATATCAAGCGTGTCCGCTTCCTCAATGGTCGCAGCTACAATGACGACAGCGTCTTCGGGTACGGATCGGGCAACCGTGGGTTCACGATCACTAAGAAGAGCGGGGAAGAGGTCGAGTACCACGTCCCGGCATACACTGAGCGCGCGGTCTATCGCCTGGACTACGAGCAGCGTCAGCTCGCCATGATGGCACTCCTGCTCGAGAAGCTCGACGATTTGGACCCCGACCGGGTTATAACCTCAGCTGAAGCCCCGATCCCGACCACTGAGCACGCGTCCGCTCTGGAGAACGTTCTGTACGCGCCTCTCGGAACAGCGCCCGACGGGGGCTACCACATCTGTGTGAAGGACTTGAAGCGTGTCTTCAAGAGTTTCCTCGATACCCTGACGGTGACCGATGGGGACTATGAGGGCACGGAAGAGACGATGGTCATTGACCTCAACGATGACCTTCTCCGGTGGATCAAGTTACAGGAGTGCGATATCGATCCCTGGACTGACTACGAAGTTCGCGGTTCATCAACACTTGGATTCACTGTGACCTTGAAGGGCGGTGTCATAAAGCGCTTCACCCCGAGGTCCTCAGATGCTCGTGGTTCTGTCTTCAGTGACAGGTTCGAGGACCGCCGGTACGCCCTCGCTGCACTCGCCCTGGAGGAGGCTAAGTCCCGTGGTATCAAGAGCCGAGTCACCATCCGAGAGGGAGGACCGGAGGTGTACCGCATCATCGCTAGGCTTGCCAACACCTACATCCTGGACGGCGGTCAGGAAGCCGCATGGGATACCATTCGTGAATACTTCACGATTGAAGAAGTTCGAGCTGCCTAGTCTCTAGTTTTATTCCCCGCCGGGTGTCGCACCCGGCGGGGGTGGAGGAAATCATGGAAATTATACTTACCGCGAAGGACCGGGAAGAGGTCCAGTACATCAACGGCATGTTGAATCCGACTGATTACCCGCCGGGGGTTGGGTTCACCCATCCTGGTGTCATGGGTGCTATTGATTATCGGTGGAGCGCGCTAGGGCGGGCGGAGCTAGATGATCTTCCTGAGGGGTACCTGTCGGTGGTTCTGGCTGTCGTCGCCTTCACGAAGCTGGTTCAGCTAGATGGTGATGGGGTCATCGAGTACGTGACCTACGTGAATAACGGTCGCTCTGTCAATGTTCTCAAGCCGCTTGACCTGCCGTCACCTTGCCCGCTGGATTGTGATCAACTCAAGGGTCGCCTGTTGTCCTTCATCAACCGCTTCACCACCCCGACCCGTGTATGTGAGCAGGTAGAGGTGGTTCTCCGCGAGGAGGATCTTCGCCAGGTGACCTTCATCAGTGGAGTGGGCTTCACCAACGCTATGCATTTAGCGGATGAGTGCACCGGGTTCTCGATCAAGCTCCCCGGCGGGGGTAGTAAGATCTACGAGATACCTGAGTTCCTCCAGGATTTGGTGTACCGCTTAGGCGCTGAGCAGAAAACTCTAGCTGCTGCGGTGCTAGTCGAGCAGAAGCTCTCCGATTTCTACGATGGTGCCGTGGTCAAGAACATCGCGATTAACGCGACCGAGATGGGTCTTGAGGACGTCTCGCTGCTTGCTATGTGGCACTCCATTGGTGTCACTCGACTGGTGACCGTGGGTCAGTTGCGGGTATTCCTCCGGCGCTTTATTGGGTTGTACACTAACCTCCCACTCCCCGCCGGGGGTGGTGTGTCCCAGCTCAATAGCGGCAAGGGTCGACTCGTGCTGAGGGATGAGGACCTGGAGCGGGTGAGGTTCCAAGCACTGGATATGCCCCGTCCGTTCTCTAACGGTGGCACTCGTGTTCGTGCCGACCTCGGGTTCACACTGAACGGTAAGGAGTACACCCCGAAGGACGGTGCTGCCCGCCAGGAGATATTCTGGGGACCGTACGAGGACCGCCTCCCTGCGATACTCGCACTCATTGCAGATCTCGCTGAGGAGCGCAACATCCCGGGAGAGATTGACCTCGACTTCAAGGCGTTCGAGGTGTACGCGGGTCTGGTGTCGAAGGTCATGGACGAGGTGAAGGGCAAGAACCGTGATGGCTTGCGCAAGAAACTCGCCCACCACTGGAACATCATTGGTGAGAAGGATCGTACTGCCAGCCGGGTTGTGCTCTACGACAAGGATCTGGAGAGTGTCAGCTTCCGCAACTTCAGCATCCCCCGCCCGTTCTACGGCTTCGGTAACCACAACCAGGATGACCTAGGGTTCACGATCGGCTCGCGGATGTTCACCATCAAGGATGAGGAAGCGAGTGAGGATGTGTACTACGGACCCATGGAGGACCGGTTCGACGCCCTCCTTGTTCTGGCTCACGAGAAAGCGAAGGCAGACGGGGTGCCGTACCCTATCGAGGTGGTTGTTGCCACCAAGGGTGAGGTCATGAACAGCGAGCTCCTCTCTGACGTGAACGCCTACCTCCGTGATAATAACCAGGAAGGCGTTGAGCGATATCTTCGTGAGACGTGGGAGGTGGTCGAGATAGAAGCATAGAACATACAAGTTTATCCCCCGGCTGGAAGTGTGCACCAGCCGGGGGATAAACTTATGCCAGAACTAAATCTGGTCGGTTTCTACCACATTCTCGCCGGGGGTTACCTCAGGCGCGGTAGGGTTGGTCGGGGTTACGTTGAAGAACGCGACCGCGAAGGTGATGACCTGCAGGGTGATACCAGATATGATCTGCCACAGCTCGGTGGATACCAAGCCTAGAGCGATCAACAGGTTACCGACCAGAGGTACGAGTGCGTAGGCAAACTTACGGATGCTCGCCCACTGTTCACTAGTGAGATGCACTTGCGTGCTCCTTTCTGTTAGTTGAAGAATCCGCTACCCCAGGTAGTGTTGGGGTTGTTGTCGTCAGGTCCAATGGCGACATAGCGGCGCTTCCCGCTGTAGGAAGTGTAGGTGAGCCAGACAAAGCCGTGCTCAACGACGTAACCGTCGTACACGAAGGACTGACCCGGCTGGTACTCGCCCTGCGAGGGGGAGTTGGGGTCGGTATCGTTGGAGACAGGCAGGGTAGTGTTCACAGTAAACACGCCGCGCTTTGCTACCCAGCCGGTGTTGTTCTGGTTCTGTGCACGAACCGCCGGTGCGGGAACAGTATCCTGCGGAGGACGGTAGAAGGTGGCGGCGGGGTTGCCAGCGAGGTTCCAGTAGGAGTCGTGCTGCTGGACGGAGATGCCATCGTTGCCGTAGTTGCAGTGGATGATGTTCTCACTGTCATCGAGGAAAATGCCAGTGTGACCAGCGGCTCCATAGGATGCACCGCGAACACCCCAAATGAACACATCTCCCCGGCGGGGGGAGTACGATCCATCGGCGTTAGGTTGGAGCTGGGTCCAGCCGTAGCGCTCCAGGTCATTGAAGAGCGACTCGGTAGAACCGATCGCGGTACCCTGAGGGAAGAACCCACCCGCGATGAGGGCGTAATAAATAGCGGAGGAGCAGTCGTAGCTCGCCGGTCCCCAGCGCTGGATCATGGAGTAGGAGACGCGACCCTGACGAGCCTGCATCCAGGAGATAGCGATATCAGTACGGGACATCATTCACCTTTCTTCGTGATGTTTACATTCTTGGGTGCCTCCCCGCCGGTCCCCCAAAGGAACTCGTGGATGTAGCCACGTAGCTCCGTCGGCATATCCGGCGGGGGCGGGGGCATCCGCATATCGATGTGGTTGTTAAGCCGTACAATATGGGCTGCTGCCAGAGACACCGCGAGTCGAGAGCGATCCAGCGTCCGGTAGGAATTCTCCCTCACCAGACGCATCTCCTTCTCCATATCAACGAGGGTCTCCTGCTGAAGGTTGACCCTCTCGTTGAGGAGTCGGATTAGCTCTCGGTTCGACTCGTGGCGCTCGTGGTCTTTATCGCGTACCCATCGGGATACGCTAGGTATGATGGCTCCTGTCAGTACGCCCAGGAACCCCCATAACTCAGGTGGTAGGTTAGGAAATATCATCGCCTGTCAGCTTCTTGAATTCTGCAGCAAGAGTGGTAGCCGCCGCCGTGGCACCAGCCGCCTTAGCTACAGCATGGTTAGCGCGTACCATCTCGACCTGAGCCGTGTACTCAGCGAGGGTACCACGTGCCCAAGCGAGCTGGAGGTTCCACAGCCACTCAGCAGGGAGAGAATCGTACGGGTTAGCGTTCCGCTGCCGCTCGCCGCCTCCCGCCGGGGTGGTGTAGATGGTATCGTTGGTGAGGTAGATGTTCGCCACATTGACGGTGTCAACACGAGCAAGAATCTGTAGCGCTTGCGTGTAGTTCTCCACATCGTGGATGACGTGCCAGAACGAGTGACGCGACATTCCCTTGTAGTGCTCCTGCGAGAGGTCCTTCGCCGCGAGGTACCCCGCCGCGTCGTTCTCGTAGGTCATGAAGATATCGGCGGTGCCCTTCATCTCTGGGGCAATGGAGGCTCCAGGATTACCAACGATCTCCAGGAACGGGTACTTCGCCTTGAGCTTCCGGTAGATGCTCAAGTGGAAGCGGCTCGCACCTGCCTGTGCTCCCCAGCCGTTCTTGTACTCATCAAGGAAGAATCCATCCACGCCGTACTGAGCGACATAGAGGTCTGCTTCCTTAATAATGTCATCTTCCGGTCGGGGTGCATCGATCGAATTACCAGTACGGATGTAGCCGTACACTCGCTGACCGAACTCGTCACGGTTGACCTGAACCTGCCGGGTGAAGTTCCTGTAATCGTCATCGTTCCACTTCGAGGGTCCATTCTTGGGGTTAATCACCACGAAGGGAACAACATCGCCGGCGAGACCGATGCGGTGCCACTTCTGCTCCGCAATAGGTAACCAGTGGTCAGCATAAAAGTACGTCACTGGCAACACCCGGCGGGGATTGGTGCGCTCTGTCTCGCTATTGATAGCGACCCGGTTCGCACCCCACACGACAGGCTTGAAGTCGGGGTTTCCATAGAACACACCGTTGATCTCGATGCGGGTCGGTCCACGGAAATCCTTACCGAGGAAGATGGGTCCTGCAGATTGCTTCTGTGCAAGCCCGCCGGTGATAACAATCTCGTTAGCGTAAGGCTCAATATAAACACCGAATCGTGCGCCGGTGCTCGAACCACGCGCGCTTTCAGCACGGAGGTTGGAGACGGTCGTACGCTGGGCATCGTTACAGAAGTAGAAGTCTGCTGCCTCGTTGACGGCGGCGGCTGCATGAACACACTCACGGTAGCTGGAGGACTCACCGAGCACACCGACCAGCTGGTTGTCAGAGAACTCCACAACCCACCCGTGACCACCATTCTCTTGCGCAGTACAAGCAGAGAAGATGTTCTTAGTAGCACGGACGTACCAGCCCGCGCCATCATGCTGCCACTGTCGGTTACGTGTAGCTCCAGCGGTCATTTCCCCGCCGGGGTTGACCTTGTTTCCCTTGAGTGTGCCATCCTGGTTGAGCTCAGGAGTCGCTAGACCGTAGATATCCTGCCAGGGGCGGTACCTCTTGTTGTACCAGCTGGTCGATGCAACGAACTTGGTCTGGCTCGTGTAGATCTCGATACCCGCGCTACCACGACGACCCAAGTTCGCGCTGGACACATCGGCACAGATGAACTTGTTATCCGCTGCCCCGGCGGTACCCTCGGGGTGGTTCTTGGGCTTACCAACGATAATGCCCGGTCCCAGAGTACGACGGATGCGGAGGTTGGAGACCTTCATCCCCTGGTCATCAAGACCCAGAAGCGCGACACCCTCATCCATACCCCAGATCTCAATATCGCGGAGAACTGGTACAGAGTCAGGATCGGCAGGGTTAGGACCAAGCTCAGTGTTGTAAACGATACCACAGACGTTGGTGATGGGGTCGTGGTGCTGCCCGTCGGCTGCACGAGACGTGATAAAGAGGTTCTCCACACCGAAGCGGAAGAGCGTCGGGTCAAGCTTCTTCTTGTTGTAGGTACCCGTATGGAAGACACCCGTCTTCTCCTCGACCGCCTTATCCGCCGTGGCAACGATCCAGGTGCTAGTACCATCACCCGATACGGTGACGTGCGGCTTCAGCTCAAGGAAGGGGTAGCTCACTTTATAGATCCCCGCCGGTAGGTGTACGCGCCCACCGTTCTTGTTCTTGGCGGCGGCGTCAATCGCGTCCTGGATCGCTTTGGTCGAGTCCCGCTCACCGGTCGGGTCCGCACCAGGTATCTCTTCCTCTGCTGGCTCAGCCGCGATTTCAGGAACCGGCGAGGGGGTAACAGCAGGTGGTGCAACCACCGGCGGGGTAGGCGGCGCGGGTGCAGGTTGAGGAGTGGGGATAGCGGTCTTCCCTCCAGCGACCATCGTCGAGAGCGACAGCCCGCCGGTCGTGACGACGGCGCGCTGTGCATCACGAAGAACCTCAAGGTCATCCAGGGAGTAGGTACGGTTATCGTTCGGTTTGACGTCGACCACATAGACGATGGTGTCCAGGCGGATGATGCCCTCCGAGTCGTACAAGTACGGCACGAGGGCGTATCGCACAACCCCGCCGGGTGTGCCAGCGAGATTGATGGGGTCGAACTCACCACGGGTAATGAGCTTCGAGACCTCCTCGATCTGCGACCCGACCGGAGCCGACAGGGCGATCGCCCGGAGGTTACCAGTGAGGTCTCCCCACCGCTTAGTACTGGTTATGGTGACAGACATCATTTCTCCTATGCATCAGTTGTATAGAGTTTATTGGCAGTCCACGTAACGGATGGAACATTCAGCTGCCCACCTTGGGTCATTTCTATAGTTCCACCGAAGGGGTTTATGAGAGACAGAGTCCCATCGAAGAATGACACACGTGCAACCAACTGCCGAATACTGCCACCCACCAAGTACACCACCGGAAACATGGACTCTGCGTACTGCACAGTCCGCAGTTCCGTCGGGATGAAGGTTCCTAGTACGCTCCAGGACCCCCCTACGTTGTAACTGAAGGCAGACCGGATATAGTTGAAGGAGCACTCAGCCTTGAAGCCCTCAGGCGTCGGGGTGACATTGATCCCGTACTGGTTCGGGGACTGTGTAGATATGTCCCAACCACCCATAGATAGAGGTTTGACGGTTTTCGTCCCTAGTACATGAGACCACGCCGGTCCGGTATTAGCGCCATTCAAGGAAACACGATATAACGCACGGTCTTTATTTACATAAGCCATGCTACCAAAGATTTGCTGATTAGCTGGAGGAAGTGTAGCAGATTCCTGCATATCAATCATCGGGGCGATGCGCTGTGCATACCCACGCTTGGTCGCTTGAGATAGCACCTGAGAGGGCTTGCGGTCAACCTCAATGAGGACGACGCTTCGCTTCCCGCCTGTGTTGTCCACCTGTCCCTTATGGACAGTGAGCTCAACCGGCGCGGTCTCTGCCTTCGTTGGGTCGAAGGTCAGTGCCACAATGTAGGTGGTGGCTTGCGTCACCGGCGGGAGCGCCAACCGAACCGGCTGGTATAGGTGGTGGTAGAACCCCGCAACGATAGCGTGGGCATACCCACTCCCCGCCGGGGGTGACACGATGCACTGATCCAGGGCGTCGTCGAAGGTGATACGGTAATTTCCAGACCCTTCATCGAGGGTGCCGTTGCCGATACCTAACGTGACCGATGCCCACTCCTCAGCGGTGAGCGGCGCGTTCACTTTAGGGAAGCTGACTTGAGCGTCCGCCATAGTCTCACTCCTTATTAAATTGTTGTGATGTGGGAGATATCCCGATACAGATTACGAAGTCGAGCATCCTGCAAGCTCTCCTCCTCAGGTCCAAGTGTGAGCGAGACGGTACGGTTCTGGTAACCATCCCACTCGACCTTCGCTTGAGTGACAGGGAGCTCAGCACGGAGACCCGTCGCAAGGACAGCGGTTACTGTGTCACCAAGCTGGAAGGCGTGACCGAACTGAAGGCGCGGCGTCTCGCGGAATTCCAGCTTCAATGTCTGGGTTGCTTGCCCCTTATCCAGCTCCTCGTTCGCTGCCTTCTCTAGGTCAGCTGCCTCATCGGTGTCGCGGCGATCCTTAAACACCTCGATGCGTCGACCCCAATCATTCGGACGGGTATGAGTCTCTAGTGTGCGGGATGCGCCCTCACCCTGACCACCAACAATGACTGTGGTTGCTGTGGGTGCGTTATTCGTTAGCTCCCAACCAAGCACCTCGCCGCCCTGCTGTGTGAACACAACGGACTTGGTACGAATTGTCGGAGGTCGCACCACAATCAAGTATCCCTTAGGTTGCGGATACGCCTCCAGCACAACCCCGCCGGTGGTACAGATGGTTTGGCACTCAGTGAGTAAGTTCTTGAGGCGTGTCTCTATAGATACCTGTGAGCCGCCATCAATTGAGCGGATTTGTGCCCCGAGCGCCCGCCGGGGTGGTAGGGCGTGCTCACCGAGATTCGCCTCAAGCAGTGCATGGACTGCCCGAGACGCGATCCCGGTGTACTTGTAGTGGGACACCTCCTGCTCGTTCTCGTTCTTCTGTGGGTTAGGGTACGTCAACCTATCGGCAACGACCTGCAGGTCACCCACACCAGTGAGCTCCCACTCCGGTATGCCACGGTCATTCTTGCGGTGGATCTTTGTCAAATCCCCACCGAACGCGACCTGGTCATCTCGTCCAACGATACCCCAGCCGGGGGCTATTCTATCAAAGAACAACTCAGATGTGGGATCAAGCGTACCGGTGAAGGTTGTTGGAGTGTTGAGACGGAAGACTGCAGTCAGTTTGGAGAAACGAATCTGTCGGGAGATGTTCTTGTTGGGGTCACGTAGATGGGTAGTAAGCATTAGCCACCTTCATATCCGGACAAGTAGAGCGGCGTGTATGACAGCTCAATGCGGGATTGCGAGGTCATGCCCGCGCCGGTGACACGGATTGCTGACTCACCCGGCGGGAGCTGGAACATCTCGGAGTCCGCACCAAGGCGGGCGTACAGCGAATCGTCAGATGCCTGGATCTTCCCGCCCTGAACATACGCCAACCCGTATGTCGAGGTGTCAATCGTGAGGGTATCTCCAGGCGCTATCTGACCTGAGAATCCGAGTTTGTGCCCAAAGCCATCCTGAATCTTCAAATCAGTCACGGGTCCAGTCACGGACCAGATAGGGTTGACTGGAACATCGGATTTGACCTGCACCCTCCTGCCGGATGCCACGGCGGATGCGTCCAGAATCACGGGGAAGAACTTGTGGGTGCGTACCTGGTCCCCGCCGGATATGAACGGCTTCGAGTTGGTCTGTGTCTTCCAGACCTGTGTCTTCGTGCCGCCCCTCCAGTACGGGTCCAGCGCCAACAGGCGGAGACCCATCGTGTACCAGTACTTACGGTAAGTCGCACCGAAGTTCCCCTCGAGTCCCTCCTTGTACAGCACCTTGATGGAGCGGGGATCACGGTTCTCTGGGGTAATCTCTAGGGTGCATCCACCCCGACCGGGGTTAGTGACCCGCTGCAGTCGATCCCAGCGGCGCATCACTTGCTCCTGGTTGTCACCCTGGATATGGATAGGGAGATAGATCTCTCGCGCCTTGACTCGTTGCCCCTGGAGTAAGGAGCCAACCCCGCCGGGGTGGTCAACCATCTTGTACTCCCACTCCGGCAAGCCGAAGCCCTCCACCCCCTCAAGGAGGGTGAAGGCACTTCGACCGGTAGAGAGCAGGTACAGAGGCTCATCGGTATCCGTGGTGTCGATAAGTCGCACCACGGGAGCCTGATTAACCATAAGCTAGAGCCTCCTCTTGACGACGGCGGCGCTCGATCTCTCGCGCCACCTCTTCCGCCGTATACCCCTGGACGGTGCCAATGGTTATACCAGCGTGCTTAGATTTATCCACATTATCAGCAATCTTGTACATCCGCTCCCACTGCTTCTCGGTAAGGACATAATCGGGGTCGCGGCGGCGGTGGTCAATCACCTGCACACCCTGCCGGATGATGCCACCGTGGTCATACAACGCCGGGGTAACCCGACCACCATCAGCGTAGCCGTGACCGTGACCAATCACCCCGAGCTGACCACCAAACCCGTACCGGGCGGTAGCGTAACGCATACCTGCAACTAGGTTAGCGAGAGGGTGGCGGCGGTCATTCGGTAGCGAGGGGTCACGATATGCAGCGAACGTCGAGCCGATCACCTGAACCAGACCCTGAGCCAAATCGCCAGTGATTGTGTTGATGTCGACGTAACCATTCTGTGTCACACCGGGGTCACCACCAGATTCGGACTGAATCTGTGACAACCACGCATTGATGTAATCTGGAGTGACGGGCAGACCCGCGATATGCAGCGCTTGCTCCACGGTCGGTCGCCACTGCTCGACACCCGCGCCGGGGTTGAACTTCGGGACGAAGGACTTGATCTTCTCCTTAGCGAAATCAGCAATATCGTGCGCTGATTTCTGAGCTAAACCAACCGCCCCGACAACGAACTCGTTCCCAGCGAATTTCTCCTTCGCTAGGTTCGCAGCAGCATCGACAGGGATAAGAATAGCATCCTTGACACGGTCAAAACCCCAATCAACCGCATCATCCACAGCTTTACCGGCGCGGTCGAGACCGACACTGAGCACGTCGAAGTAGTTGTTCGGGTCGACGACTTTACCACCATCTGCGTAGCCACGGACACGCCCGCCGGTAGCGAAGCCCGGTAGGTGTCCGTGCTTGTTGAGGTAATCAAGTACGCCGGGGTTGTCCTTCTCGAACCGAGCGCGGGATTCCTTACGGATAACGAACTCATCCGCGTGGACGATACCCGCCGGGGTGTACTTCCCGCCGGGTCCGGTGTAACCACCAACATCGAACGATGGAATACCACTCGTGTCAATGCGGGGGATATCTGCGCCAGACCACACATCGTTCAAACCGTTGTATCCATCAATCAGCGCTCCGTTGATCACGGTGTCAACGACCCACTTGACCGGCGTACCAACAACCTTCTTCAAGGTATCCCAGGCTTGACCAATAACCTCGACGGTCTTGCTCCAGGCACTAGCGAAATCATTCTGTAGCCAGTGACCGAGCGGATCAAGGATGTTATCCTTAACCCAACCCATCGTCTTTCCGATGTGGTCGCTGATCCAGTTGAATGTGGGCTTGACGATGTTGTCCCAGAGCCACGTGAAGATTGGACCGAGGACATCCTTGATGAGATGGTAGAGAGCGTCGAAGATCACACGGATGATGTTCCAGGCGATCTCGATCACGATACGTATCCCGTTGAAGGCGGGGGCAACAATCTCATTCCAGAGCCAGGTAAAGACCGGACCAACGATGTTCTGGAGAACCCAAACGATAGCATCCATGATTGGCTTGATGATGTTGTTCCAAGCGAACCCGATCACGGTGGAGATGCCGTTCCATGCCGGGACGATTATCTCGTTCCACAACCAGGTAAACACAGGTCCAAGGATATCAGTGATGAATGCCCATATGCCCTGGAACATCGGCTGGAGGATAGTCGTCCATGCCCAAGTAACGACGTTCACGATTCCCTGCCATGCGGGGACAATAATTGTCCCCCAGAGCCACTGGAACACAGGTCCAAGCAGATGCGTGATAACATCATTGATCGCGGTGAATATCGGCTGGATTACGTTCTCCCAAGCCCACTGGATCGCTACCTGTATTCCCTGCCAGGCGGGTATCATGACGTTCTGCCAGAGCCACATCATAGCTGTCTGTATCGCCTGGATACCCTGGTCGATAACGGGTTGAGCGTAGGTCTGCCACCAGCCAACGAACAAGTTCACTGCATCGAGGATGGCTTGCCACACGATCCCCGCCACAACCTGGAGGTTGCGGAAGGATGTGTCAACAAAGTCCTTAAACCAACCGATGTTGGTGTAGGCGGCAACGAGACCACCAACGAGAACCGCGATGCCAGCCACGATTGCAAAGACAGGCCATAGAGCGAAGTTCTCTGCGACACCGAGCGCCGTGAAGGCGGCGGCGAGGGCGGAGACGGCAGTGGTACCAGCCCAGAAAGCTGCGAATAGCAGCCCCGCCGGGACCAAGACAGCAGCCATACCGATAGCGAAAGGTCCCCAGTACTGGATAGTCTCACCGAGGAACTTCGATACACCGGCGATAGCATCAGCGAACTGCTTAAACAGGGGCAGACCCTGAGTAGATAGCCACTCAGCTACAGCACCCGCCGACGGGAGGAACCGCTCACCAATCTGGGCAGAGAGGTCCTTCCACTGTGCCGCAAGAACCTGTGTCTTGTGCTGGTAGGTATCCGTCTCCCGGTAAAAGTTGCCCTGCGCATCGGCACTCTGTTTAAAGAGTAGCGACTGGACGATGAGCTGCTTCTGTTGGGTATCGAACGACCCGCCGGTCTTCTGGATACCAAGACGCAGACCCTCTTGGGTCAGCATCGCATCGTTGAGTGAGATGCCGTAGCGCTCGATGGGGTCCATCTCGCCACGAAGCGCGGCGCTGATCGCCTCAATCGCATCCGCCGTCGTTCCACCATACATCGACGCGAGGTCAGCACCGAGGGTGATCAGCTTATTAGTCTTGTCGCCGAGCTGGTCCATCGGGGTGCCAGCGTTCTTCAACATCGAGCCGAGGACAGAGGCGAACTGGTTATACTCGTTACGAGAGATACCGACCGATGTGGATGCAGCCTGTGCCCAATTGTGGATAGACCCAGCGGAGTCCTTGAAGACAGCATCCACAGCACCGAGCGATTGCTCAAGGTCTCCAGCCTCTTTAACGAAGCTGGAGGTCAGGTTGGTAATCTGCTGAATACCGACATACGCCAGGATGCCAGCGAGTGCGGACTTGAACGCGTTACCGAACGCACCCCCCGCCCGGTGACCACCCTCCTCAGCGCTGCTGGTGGCTCCAGAGAAGGCACCACGGAAGTGACCAGAGATGCGCTCACGAATCCCACGGAACCCGCCGGAGAAGCGGCTGGAGGCGCTTTGACCCTCGGCTTCTGCGGTCGCGCTCGTGCCACGGAAGGCACCCGTCAGGGAGTGACCAATGTTAGAGGCGCTGCTGCGAAACGACCCAGCGATAGAGGATGAGGTGTTGCGCGCGCCGGTAGCTACAGTATTGAATGCGTCAGAGAAGTGACCACGAAAAACATCAGATGCCACCGACCCCACACCATTGAAGGCGTTACGGGTAATGGAGGCGGTTTTGGTCGCGCCGGATGCCACAACGTCGTAGGAGCTACGAGCGAGATTCCCGAACCGAGAGAACGCGCCACCGGCGTTCCCTGTCTCTGTGGTCATGCGGCGAACAGCCGCGACAGCGTTATTGGCAGGTGCAAACAGGGCGGATGCTGACTGTTGCGTCGCGGATTGAAGTACCGCCTGTGAGCTCTTTAGAGCCTCATTGTGAGCGGTGATTTGTTGCACTCCCCGCCGGGATACCTCGATGTATCGCGCACGGGCAGAGGATAAACGATCTTGGGCGGCGAGGATCTGGGATTCAGTTGCGTTGCCCTTGTCCTTGACCTCCCACAGCCGCGCCTCCGCGATCTCGACCTTGCGAGCAGCGGCGGCGCGGTCAGTGGCGGCTTTGTTAGTCGCGGCGACCAGTCGCTTCTGATCCGCCTCGACCTTCTGGGAGAGGGCGGTGATGTCGGCATCTGGCTTCTTTGACGCGATTCCCCGCCGGAGGTTCTCACCGATGTTGCGACCGGTCGAGTCCGCGAATCGCTCAGATGCCTTGAGCTCAGCCCCGATCTGTCGGGATAGCCCTCGGGTCTCTGCCGCCAACGTGATATACGCGGTAGCGAGCTCAATTGTTGCCGCCATACACCCTCTCCTATTCTTGTTCTAACAATACAGTACTAAAGTCCAGACCTGTGTAATCGAACATGACAGCCGCCGCGTCGACAACATCAACTGGCTTACCCACGGTCTTCTGATCGACAATCTCACGCTCATCATACGGGCGGCGTGTCCTCTCGGGGAAATCAGACCGGCGAGCACCGGACTGGTTCCCTCGCTGGACGTTGCCAGTAGCGAGAAGCTCAGAGATGAGCACGACCTGGTCGAAGCCCGGTATTCCCCAGACCCAATCCTTAGGGTTGAGGGCTTGGCTCAGTGGACCCCACGGCGGGGCGCAAGTCAGAACAGCGATCGCTTCCTCCCAGAGGAACGTCTCACCGATGTCTGACCAGCGTATCCCCGCCGGGAGCAGCTCCGCTATCACGGCTTCAGGATGGCGACGGTACAGGTCTAGCGTCGCTAGGATTTTGGGACCGAAGCGATCTCTCCCTGTCCCCACTCCTGCATGAACTCGCGAGTCTCCTCAGCGTCCATATCAGCGATCGCGTCAATCTCTTCATCAGTGACTCCAGCACCCCGCAACCACTCATAGAACACATCGAAGCGACCGCTATCGATAGCAGATGCTACCTTCTGGCTCATGTGACCGGGCTTGGGGAGGAGGAATTCCTCATCGTACAACGAGGAGGTGAAGCGTACCATAGTGTACTGCTTCGGCTTGACGCGGGTAAAAGTCTTCTTGGTTTTGGCTTTCTGTGCCATAGTTCGGCTCCTTCTGTTGTAGTTTCGGCTCAGTTGTTAGGAAAGCCCCGGCGGGCGAGCCGAGAACCCGCCGGGGTCGAGGACTCGGAGTTAGCTAACTCCGAGAGCTTTCTTGACCTCTGCCAGCTTATCAGCTGGTACAGTGTCCAGGTACTCGTAAGCGTTGTTATCAGTGCTATCAGGCAATGCCTCGATAGTCACTTCGTACTGGATAACGCTAGAGTGGGTGAACTTGACATCACCAGAGACAGAGATCTGACCGATCGGGATAACCTCACGGATAAAGGTGTTCTCGTCAAGCATCTCCAGGGTGTAAGATGCACGGGGTGCGGGCTTAGCGTTGATCTTCACCGCAACCTTGCCATCGTGCTTACCAGCCTCCGGAGGAGTGATGGTGACGTTCTCTTCACCAACGATGGACTTCAAGGTGGTAGCCGATGCCGACTCCATGTAGCTGAACTTGTAGCTGACAGAGAAGTCTGAGCGAACGACCTTCACTACCTGACCGCCCCATGCCTTGATCTTGTCATCGGAGGCGTCAGTGGTACGGGTAACACCATCCTCAGAGATGAATCCCTGAGCAACGAATGCCGCATTGAGACGGGTAGTCGCGTCGGTGGGGAGGGGGGTGCCAAGCGGCGCGCGGGTTACCCCGCCGGTCGCCTTGAGTGGCTTACCTGTAAGGATAGCGGTAACGCCCGAAAGAGGTTCTGCCATGTTATCTCCTAGTTACTTTCTTGGGTTGACGGGCGCAACCAGAAACGAGCGCTAAAGGTGTAGGCTGGTATCTTCCGGTCCGCCTCTGGATTCCATTGTGGAAAATCGTTAATACTCTGTGGGACGACAGTCGAGTCCTCACCGATCCAGTCGTGCAGTGCCTCCCACACCTGCCGGGAGAGGGTCTCTGCATCCTCACGAGTCGCTGCTCGAACCTCAAACTGAAGGAACGAGTCAAGGAACGCGCCCATGTACAGCACCCGAGACCCGAGGTCGTTAATGATTAGGCACGGCTGTCGGTAATCGTATGAGTCGCTATCGGGTTCCTGCAAGAAGATGCGGGTACGGAGTCGGGGTGCGAGATGCGAGCGAGTCGTTACAGCGGGGTCACTGAAGCTCATTCCTCTCCTTTCCGTATGTTCTTGAGAAGCGAGTTGCGCTTGCGGTTATCACGGGCTGCCCAGCCGGTAGCCATCACTGAGACAGCACCACGGGGTCGCTCCAACACGAGGTCTGTCACCTTGTACCCAGTGACCTGCCCGTTGCGGGACGCGGCTTGAGCGATCGCTTTAGCGCGGCGCTCCAGATCGGCACGAACCGGAGGTGACTCGCGCAACCGACGGAACGCTTCCTTGTTGAGCTTGACCTTGATACGAGAATTAGCCACGACGCACCTTCAACTTTACTTCAGTCATGAATGTGGCACCTGTAAAGACGTTAGCAACGTTCCAACCAACTCCCTGGGGGACACACTCAACCGCGACTCCCAGCCGGGGGTGAGTGATAAGGAACTTATCCTCAGTCGCGACAGTGTAGCTGGAGGGGAGGTAGAGTGTAGCAACGACATCAGGGGAGATGGCGATGCCCTGACCGTTCTCCCCAGATGTCGGTACATCGAGGATGAACCCTTCCACAGTGACCGGCGGGTCCCAGGTACGTACCGGGGACCCATACCGATCCGTGGTGCCATTCGTTGATGCTCGGAGGTACTGCACTACCGGGGGTGTATGCCCGCCGGGTTGAATCAAACTTATCATATTGCCTCGGTCTTCAAACGATATGGCGCAAGAGCCTCCTTCTCGCTATCAGAGAGGGAGAACCCAAGTACATCCCCATTCCTCGACAGGTACCCAACGCCCTGCGTTCCAGCTCTCTGGTACGAGAGTGGCGCGGCGGGGAGAGCAGCGAGTCGAGCCTTGACACGCTCAAGCACCAGAGCGAGCTCTGGTGCTTGCGGAAACCCGTGCTTAAACTCGACAGTCACTGCCTTATCACCTGCGGGGGGTTGATACGAAGGAGAGAAGGTCACCCACCCATCCTCCGAGAAGGTCCAATCGTACAGATCCCTCCCGTGGGTCGCTACCCGATGCACCTCAGCAAGACGAAGTGTCGGGATGAAGAGCCGACCCCCGCCGGAGTAGTCGAACGACCGAATCTCATTCACCTCAGGGGTTACGTGCCAACCACAGTACGCGCGAATCATCGAGGTGATCGCTTCTTCCTGCGAGGTCGAGGCGGGGATAGGTGGGTAATTCATTGGTTAACCCTTCTTCTCTTCCTTCTGCTCAGCTTGTGCCTTCGGTTTAGGACCGGGCTTCTTGCGCTCAGCGGGCTTCTCTGCGGGAGCAGCGGGCTTCTTCTGGCTATCAACCAGAACAGCCCCGATCTCCTTCGCGGTAGCCTCAGTCAGCTGAACGTGGTAATCCAAACCATTGACGTTAACTTTGTATACCTTCATGGTGGTTACTCCTAGGAACCGAGGGTCAGTTCAACGAATGCATCGGGACGACGCACAGCAAGTGCGAGGCGTTCCTCAGCCAAGATGGTGAACTGGTTCTTGGTGAAGTCATCACGGTCAGCGTTGCTGGTCTCGACACGGATGCCGCCCTTACGGTACACGGTAGCAGCAGCCTGACCAGCACCAATCAATACCTTACCCGCCGGGATAGATGTAGTCTGGATGGTGTTCAAACCCCACAGCGGCGGATCCTGCAAGATACCACCAACGCCGTACTGACCAGTGAAGGGTCCACCAGCCAGGTACTGACCGTTCGAGTCCTTCTGGAGGCGGAACTTCTCGTAATCCGCCGGGTTGATAACGATACCATCCGCACGGAGACCCGTCTTGGTGAAGACAGCGTTCATGGACTCGTAGACAGCATCCAGGTTACCAGCAGCGTTAGCCGAGGTCTTCTTCTGGACACCCTCACGGTTCAAGAGACCCTTGATCTTCTGACCGGTGCCATCACCATTCAGGAGTTGAGCCTCCTCAGCAACGAGCAGCTGGAACAGGAGGCGGTTGTTGATCTCAGAGACGAGGAACTCAGCATCCTCAGCCATCTCCATAGAGAGCTTGATCCAGCCAGCGAGCTTCTTCAGAACCTCAGTCACCTCGGTGTAGTCCGGAGGAGTCATGCCGGGCTTGTCGGCACCCTCAGCGATCATGCCGAAGGTACCATTGGTCGAGTCGTCCCACACCTTCTCGACGAAGTAAACGATCGCGTTAGAGGTGATGGTACCACTACCGAGCCAGCTTGCGATGGTAGGGCGCTGCGCATAAGCGGTGACAATGTTGCGGTCAATATCAGGAGTGACCAGGTGGGATGCAGTCGACTGGAGGTTATCCAGCTTAATGACATCACCAGCAGCCTTCGAGCCAGTGAACTCCGGCATATCGAAGGGGTTCACGCGGTTGCCGGACTTCAAACGTGCCAGCACACCAGAGGATTTAGCGCCCTGGACGAAGTAATCGCCAATGGACTTAGCCTGAGGAGCCTGATCGCCGGCGAGGGTATCTTCCTTCGCGGGGAGCGCGGGAGTACCCAGAGATTTCACCATAGCGGATGCCTCCTCAGCGGATTTCATACGAGAAATCACATCATCGGTAGCCGCCTTCAGTCCATCGAACTCCTGCTGCTCTTCCTCAGTCAGTTCCTCGCCGTTAGCGAGCTTCTTTGCGAAAGCGGTGCTCTTTGCGAGCAGCTCATCGCGCTTTTCAGCCAATGTCATAGTAAGTTACCCTTCATAATGGATAGTCGAATAATGTTCAGTTCCGCTTCAGCGGCCATCGCCAGAACACGCGAATTGTCCATCGGCGCATCCTTGGTGTTGGGGCTTTCGCCCTCCTCCACCGTGTGCACCTCAGGGTCCTCTTCACTACTGCCTTGGTCCTCTGAAGGGTCTTCCTCTGTAACGTCGAGGGGTGCGGCTCCCCGCCGGGGGGTATCCGCCTTCACGTCCAAGATCTCGGTCGATTGATTCGCGCCAACAGGCACCACCGACACCTCGAAAAGCTTCAATTTAGTGAGGAGCGTGATGTAGCGCTCCTGCTCCTCATCTGCGTACGGCTCCTCTGCCTCCACCAGATACGTGAAGGACATCTGTCGCACGAGACCACGCTTCAGCAGCGAGTACACCTGCGCACCCATCGGGTTCTCCAGGTCAAGCTGGACTCGAACAAACAGCCCGTGCTCATCCTCGTACGCCTCTTTAGTCCAGCCGATACACAGCTGTGGGTCATCGAGCATATGGTTCCAGTAGCACGGAACGCCAGACCCGCCGGGTCCATACGAGTTCAGTGATTCCGCGAATGCGCCCGGCTTGACGATATCACCGTGGAGGTCCACATTGTTGAAGACAGATGCGTACCCTGTGAATTCACCAGCCGCCTCACTGTCCGTCGCAGGAGCCACCTCAACAGTAACTGCTTTACGTTTAATCTCCATGGTTTACCCATTTCTCGTGTAATTCCTTAGCCCTAGACTGCCACTCAGGGAAATCCACCAAATCCGTACCAAGCTCCCTGGTGAGTCGGGATGTGAGCGCCGGGCTACTGCCTTTCGACGCGATAACCCGCCGGGCGCGGGCGGAATGCCGAGTCAAAACCGCCTTCACTGCCTCTGGAGGCTCGATCTCATCTGTCACGTCGGGGTCGGTCGCCGCCTCAGTGCTAGTTTCTTCAGTAGACTCCTGTGGACCCTCAGAGAGGTTGAGGGGGACAACCAGCTCATCCCCGCCGGGTATGGCAGGTAGGTTGTTGGCGCGGCGTATCTCGTTACGGGTCATGTACGGAGCACCGACCGCCGCACTCGCTACCGCCGCTTGCTCCTCGAAGGAGCCACGGAGCTTCTCCTCAATATTGAACTCGACCATGTGGGAGCGGGGGTCAACACCAAGCATCGGTAGCAAGAACACATTGAGACGCTGCTCAATCATGCGGAGCGTCGGTCCAAGCGTGTTGGTATACAGGGATTTGCTAAATTCCTTAGCGTTGCTGTAGTTAGCGTTGTCTAGCACGCCGACCATGACCGGGTTCACCTGGAACACCTGAGCCACAGTAATGATAGAGAGCTTGACGGACTCCGCCCACTGCTCATCCGCCGAGTTGAACTGCGACGACTCCAGCCGCATCCCCTCTTCGAGGATCGGTGTCCCGCCGGTCCGGGAATTCTCTGCCGTAAACTCCTCAAACATCTTCAAGAACCGCTTACGGTCAGCATTCGCCCACGCCGGTGCATCCGACGGGCGCGATATGTAGTTACCTACCCTGCCGGCACGCCGCCACACCTGCGAGCGGTGCCGGCGAGCTTGGTACTGCTCATCAAGAATGAGTCGAAGCGTCTCAACGACGGAGGACGACTTCCCTGCCAGGGGGTTCCACCCCTCGAAAGCAAGCACATTCTCTGGTGAGAACTTGACCGCCTTATCTGGCGAGTCCGGAGGGGAGACAACATACTGCTTAGGCTCCCAATACGTGGAGTAATCCACCTTCACCCACGAGGCGGGGAAGGGCTGGATAGCCCAACCCGATGGAGTCGATGTCGACTCATACACAAACCAGTACGCCCGGTTGTGCAGGGCAAGGTTGCCAATAAGGTCGTACATCAGGTCGAAGGTCGTCATGTGGGAGTTCGGTTGACGGATAACCTCTGCCACTACGGACTCACGGTCACGTTTCCGGTCGTCCCCGCTCAGCACGAAGGAGTGAAGACCTAGTTGAGCTACGTTTCTTGCTAGGAAATCCACCACGGTGCGTAGATGCGGCTGTGTACGCCACATCTGCTCAGGGGTGAGGTTCAATGGCTCCGGAGCAGGTCCCCAGCCGGGGGATGTAACCACGACTTCTCGACCCATGAAGGTCGTTACAGCACGGGATAGCCCTCCAGAGAGTGCACGAGTGATAATTTCTCCAGCTGTAGCCATAAACTAGGTTCACCTCCACCATTCGTCATATTCTGGATCGGAGTACACCGATTTCTTGTCTTCTTCATTGTCTTGTAGGCGCAAAAGCCCCCACAGAGCGAAAGTTGCCGCACAGAGAGGCGCGATATCCACCGGCGAGCGCTCCCTGTTCCACGACCACACGTCTCCATAGTACTTCTTTACCGCTTCTTCCAGTGGTTTACGGAGAATCGGCTGATCGCGCCACGAAACCTTATGCTGCTCAACTCGTTCTGCGAACTGTGCACACGCCGCTGGTAGATTCGACGCCTCACACGGTGTGAACACGATCCCCTGCCGGAGTAGTGGCTCCCGATAACTAGAGATCGGTGCACCTTTACCCTGGAGAACGATATCTCGAGGGGTAAAATTCAGTTGATTCTCTAGGAAATCAGGAATCCAGTCCATAAACGGTCGCTTCGTGAGGATCTCGACCTGAGGAATACCATCCTCACGGTAGCCAGCGACCGCGATGTAGCTCATTTTTCCATCTGCCGAGGTATCGACACCCACAACGAGCGGAGAACTGAGGTCGATCTCCCCGCCGGGGGATAGACACGCGTCCAGATCCTCCTGCTTAAAGGGTCCATCCGCCGCCATCGCTACTCGCTGGCACAAAACCTCCGCACGGAACTTGTACTCCGGTACACCTTCCTTACCCTGGTCCCCAACGAGAGCGACCGTTGCCGCGAGTTTACGCTCTGTAGGACCAAACGGGTACCCCAACGAGGGGTTTGCTGCTGCCCAACCATCCCTATCGTGGATGGGCGCGCCCTCAGGGGCAGAGTACTCAAACAAGCCAAACGTAATCTCGTGGTGTTGCGCCCATTCCTCCGGCGTACCCCCGCCGGCTATGAAGGAATCATACTCCTGAATCGCCTTACGCTCATTATCCTGTAAGCTGTTGAGGACGACAGATTTGGACTCGCCGGCGTTCGAGACAGCAAACACCTGGGATGAGAACTTAGCGTTGGTCGTGTTGGTGAGCGCCATCCACGGCGACCACTCCTTCTGCTGACGCAACTCATCAAAGAACAAGTCAGTCACCGAGAACGAGCGACCACCATCATCTGAGGCGGCATCGCACCGATACCGTGCACCATTGATAAGCTCCAGAGTCTTTGAGCCATTGGTACCCGTCATGCGGGCAACCTGGTCAGCTGCAGGGGAGCGGGCGATAGCCTTGTACGCTTGCTCCTGAATCTCCTCTGCCGCCGCCAACTTGTGAGCAGTCCCAAGAACCAGTGGCGGTTCACCCTCTGGCGGATCCCACATCAGCATACGCCACAGCATACGGGTCGATGCGAGAAACGATTTCCCGTTCTGGCGGGCAACGAGTACGAGAACTGTCTCGAAACGAAGCACCGGTGCAGGGTCAGAGGTATACGAGCCAGGTGCCAGCTCCAGCGAGTGGATTAAGACCCACTCCTGCCAGGGGTGCAGGTTACGCCCAAGGTCCTCAGTCGCTGTAGCTATCGCCTCAAAACCGAGCGAGGTCTCAGGGGTCAATTCACGGAGAGGTCGAGTGAATATGCGGGGCTCAGTATCCCCCCGTAATTCTCCAGATTCCGTGTACATGCTGCTACTTCCTGTCGGTTACCTGACGGCGGCGGCGCTCACGGCGCTCACGAATTCGTCGCGCTGACTCACTCTCTTTCTCTGCAGGCTTCTCCTCCGGCACTCCCCGCCGGGATTCTGGCGTAAGACCGAGCTGCTTCAACATCTGGATGAGGTGCGCGTTAGTCATGTAGCGCGATTTCTCCAGCTCAGCGCGGGTTATACTCCCATCAACAAAGTCTTCCTCCATATTATCGAGGGATTGCGCCTGAGACAAGAGCAGCTGCTTAGAGAACTCGTCAGCCTCCGTGAGCCACGTCGCAGATTCCAGCGAGGCACGGACGGCGGTCTCCATAGGACCCCAAATAATTGCAGGTTTGTCGTCTTTTGCAGTCATTTCGGCTCATTTCTGAATTTTTAAGTCGGTTTGCGTAGCAAGTCAAGGGTGCGTGGTTGCGTCGGAGGGGGCGGCGGGGTGCGCGCGGGGCGGGGGGGG